TTCAGAAGGTTGAGATGTTTTGAATACTTTAGTAAATGCATTAGATCCCATCTCTAATGGATTTCCTTCGTACTCAATAACAGTCCACGTTTTATCTACTGGATCAATTGCTGACATATAGGTTTCCTTATACTAGATTGAATCTAGGATCAACTCTCTGTGTGTCTACTAATTCCGAAATAACTTCATCCAACGCTGTACTAATATAACTATCAATATCTCGTGATTGAACATTATAATTTGTCGTATCCGCCTTAAGCTTTTCAACTGCTCTCACGTAAGTTTCTTCTTTTATATACTGAAATAAATTATTATATGATGGCACAGCTTCAGCATTGAATACTCGCACCATCGTATTAGCTAAAATCTCATCAATATTAGAACTAGCATTAACAACGTTTATGGATTCGCCCGCTATTTGGTCAACATTTTTTGCAAAGAGTTGGTCTACTAATCCCTTGGCATACAATCTAGGAACTGAAGGAACTATGAATTCATAAATTTCATTCTGACTTTCTAAATCTGTAAAATCGGCCGTGTTTAGCTTTAATTCTGTACGGCTCGGAGAAATTTCGCTAATATACAATCGTTTGTTCGTTATAGAGCCTACTTCATTACGAAATAGATATACCGAAACGCCATATCTACCAGGAGCTAATGGAACTGCTGGTAATATTGTTTCCAAATTGAGATTAAGAACTTCAAAAGTGCCTGTTGTATCTAGAATTGTTGACAGAGTTAAATGCTCACTAGTTGCATCTAATACAATACTTCCAACGGATTTACCATCTGGATCACAAAACCACAACTCAACATTATCATTTGGATGAGTTCCAAAAATAACAGTTTTCTCACCTGTAACAATTAATTGTTGATCATCAGGTGAAATACGATACGGACGAACAGCATTCATAGTTCCGAGAGAACTACCAAAATTCAATGGGTTTGGCATATCTTAAAACTCCACAAACGTATACGGTATTTCACGAGCCACGGTGTCTCTATCTGTCAATGGTGTTTTCATAAGAACAGCATACACATCAGGACTATCCTCTCCATTTACAATTACAGTAACAAATTGAGCTATATCTCGTCTGTATTCTGGCATAGACTCAACTTGAACAGGAAGAACTGGCGGATAAAATTCTACTGAAGCATTAAACTGAATAGAATCATCTAGATATGCTTGCGTTGCTACAATTTCTGGATACCGAACTCTGTTTATAGGATCCATATCCATTGGAATTGCATCCATTTCCACCTCACCACCCGTATCACTCGTTATAACAATTTCGGAACTACGAGTATCTGAAATTGTAAAGTCCAAGCTAACATCTGCTAATCTACGGGCAGTATCAACCATTTTAACAACAGATGGAGTCTTTGCTGCAGGTATATTTCGCAACAACATATCTTGATAAGAAATAGATTCTACAACTACAGTATTAACTGCATTTGCCGAGCTGCCCTCATTATATGGAGCATCAGATATCACCTTCCGCACTGTTGGCTGAATATAATCAACAAACGGAGCGGTGGCAGCCGATGTTTTCTTTATAGAAATCGCTCGGACTGCATCAGCTTCCTCCCCCTTCCTAGCACGAATAGCTGCTTTTTTCTTTTCTAAAACGCTTTCGCGTGCAGTATCTTCACTCAGAATTTCTAAATTATCAACTAGGCGTGCCATTAGACAGACACCATAAAGATGTAATTGTTATCAAAAACGTACTCATAACCACCATTGGTTAAAACCTTAGTCATAAAAGTATAATATCTGTGCGGATACATATGCGTAATTTCAAATCTAACAAACGGTCCAGTTGAGTCCATACTAATTTTGGAATACTCATCAAATGGAATAATAACCTCTTTGGATTGCACATCAACTATGGAAAAATACGAAGTTCTTGGAAGATATGATGTCATTTCCCAATTAGTAAACTGTTTAGTAAATGATTTTATTGGATACGACGCGCGAGCTACTAAATTTACACGAGTTATTTCACCAACTTTATATGAAGGGCGAAGATTGGATGGATACACAGTTAAACCTGCATCAGGGATAGGTTCCATTGAACCAGTATTGTATATGGAATCATCCCATTTAACTACCAACATTGGTGAATAAACCGTATGTGTTTGCCTAGAGAATAACTTATAATTACCCTTATTAGTATGTTCGGCTTCATCTAAATTAGAAAATTTTAATACTCCTCCATAATTCGGAACCGACCCAGATAACCACGATAATACTAGTGGTGTCACATCAAATGATAAGTCTATAACACCTTTTGAACTACTCACACCCATTTCTGGAATATATGACGATCCTGTTATACTCCACAACGAACCTGTATCTCTATACTTCCATGTTGCTCCATACCCCTCCTCAACAATCATCTGATAAAAATATCCCTGCCCTTCAAGCCAACTCTGGCTGACGGGGTATAAATTTACTACCTGACTAGAATCCAGCCGAGTAGCTTCAGCAGCAAAAAACTTCATTTCAAATTGAGAACTTGATGGAATAACTCCACTAGATATACTAGCTGAAATTTCTTCCAAATCCAATTCTATAAGTGAACGAATTTTATGAGTTCCATCGCTCGTTTTGCCTACCTCTAATACCTCATCCATACCAGTTTGGCGAGTGGGATATTCCTCATATATAGAGGCGTCTTTTGTTGGATAATAGAACTTTCTCATTGGTTATTTTCCTCTATTGTGAAGCATGCCCTATAATATCTCGTTCAGGATATCTCAATTCAAATATACAAGGATCAAGACTTGGATAGATGATTTCATTTTCCGTAGCTAAATCCAAATCATATATAAAATTTTCATAATCCGAGCCATCTTTGTATTTATACTTATTAACTATTTTCAATTCTGTTACTGTTTGAACTCCTGTTACTTGAGCAAGTTCTAATTTAAGATCATTTAGAATTATCGGTTCATTAATATCCCAACTTTCCATTGAAAAGAAGTCTCCTACCGCACTAATTACTCGTGCTAATACTTCATTCATATTTTCATTTCTGTATACTACGATTTTAAAGTTGACACCAATATTGACTATAAATGCATCAAGAATATTAATTTGATCCGTTAAAATTCGGTACTGATCAAGATATGAACGTAAATTATTCTTAGTGTCTATATTTAAACGAACCAGTTTCTTACGATTATCAATTCCTAATACATATAAATTTACTACATTAGGACTTACAACATCTTGCACATATTCCGTTCCTAATGGTGCAAGACTATTACTTTGCCGCATTATATCATTTATTAATTCATCCCTCGCTACAAAAACCTTAGATACTCCTCCAAATTTTCCTGGCATTGCAAAGCAACGCGTAATATAGTCTTTTGAAGTTACTAACCTATTCTGAGCATTAAAGAAACCCAGTGCATTTTGACGTATCTCTTCAACAGATTCCACCCCAGTTCCCCCGCGAGCTGGCTCACCATTCAGTACTGCTAATGATCCTTGAATATCTATGAATAAATTTTGTTCATCTGCTGAGAACCCAGATCCATCATTAGCAAATGCAACTTTATCCACTTTGTTAATAGAATTACTAGGAACATTGGACTCGATTCCACTGCCAACTGAATAGGTTATTGTCATTTCAACGCCTGGAGTTGGGACTCTTCCATAAGATCTAGATGACAAGAAATCGGCTGGATCCAACGGAGTTGACACCAAATTGGTTTGATACTCATCACTCGCAATCTTATTAGGATCTAAATTAATACTTTCATCGGTATCGTCAAGAACACCAGATCCAAAATTGATTTCTAAATTGAAGTTGTTATTGTATCTAGTTACAAATCGTCGTGACTCTTTTTTGATTTTCAGTATATAATACGGAGCTAAACTTTCATCCATCTTTGCAGTTCGAGTATTATACTGTTCATCAAAAATTAGATCTTGTGCTAAATAATCCACTTCATGCCATGTATACCCATTGGCATCAGTAACACTTATAATTTCAATAACATTTGCATCAGGTAAAGTTATTGAGCTAAACTTTGTAGGAGAATTAAATGTATATTTATAAGTCTTAACTGTTCCTGAAACCACTTGGATAGTTTTTTTGATTAAATATGTGAGTGGTTTTCCCACACCATCAACAGCATAAACAGATAATGTTCTATCTATTGGATTTGAAAAATCCAATATATCCCTCGTTCTAAACTGAATTCCATATTCAGGAGACGATACAATCATTCCTGCTGCAAGTTTGAGATAAAACCTTCCATCTGGTTCATAGTTACTCAATATATCTAGTGCGGGGCATAACTGATATACATCTATATTTGCGGTTGATGAGGTCGCTGGCTTTGCTTTATATCCAAATGAACGTGCTATAGAAAGAACATTACTTCCTTCTTGTGCATACTCCATCAAATTTTCTCTAAATTGAGAATCAATGTAATACGATAAAACGTCGCCTACATAGCTAGCCATTTCAATAAACATCATGCCCGGTGATGATTCATTAAAATCATTGTATGTATCAGGATAATAGACTCTTGCAAAATCTACTAAACTTTGACGAAATTCTGGAAACGTTTTGTTTAAGTAGCGTATTTCTTTTTGTGAAGGAGCAAATGTTCGTTCAAGTTTTCTGAGAGCCATGTTATTTCACCCACTTCCAGATATTATTATTCACAACTTCCCAGACAATACCATTTGTTATTCCAATACTATTAGCTATACTTTTTTGAGTTTCCCCATCATTATATCTACATCTTATTTCTCTAACTATATCTTCATTTATCTTGGAATTTTTACCTTGCATTGCTAAACTCATAGCTTTTCGTGTTTTTAGAGTAGCTTTTCTTTTATGAGCCGCATGACTCAATGCCATTTTATGAGATTTTGATTTTGGTTTCTGCATATGTAATCTTGCTTCTAATGTTCTTTTCAATCCCCTATTAGATTTTCGTATTTTATCAATACTTTCTACACTATGATGCCGGCCCGTCATTCCAGAAAAAACAGATTTTGAAATGTTATAACACCACTCCAAACCAACATATTTATCTAACAATGTTTGTTCACAATCCAAAATAATTTCCTTGGGTAATTCCTCTAATATTTCAAATATAAACGATGATTCACCATATTTATTCCACGCTATTTGTAAATGCTTATTATCATGTATGTTGTGTCTAAGA